TTTTTAGAATAATATTATGATTTTAAGTATACTTATACTTATACTTATACTTATACTTATACTTATACTTATACTTATACTTATACTTATACTTATACTTATACTTATACTTATACTTATACTTATGGTGTCGGGGCGGCAACTATAGTAGTCTCACCCCATACTAGGTTACCAGAACCATCTACCTTAAGTAGTTTTCCTCCCAACACAACACCATCCACAAACAGCTGTCTATCACTGTTTACATACATTAAATTTTTTACCTTCTCTTCTATATTTTCACTGTTCACTGTGTTATCTACTACTTGAACACCAAATCCGGTACATATATTATTATTTTCATCTATTTTATCTATCACCATTTTTACCTGCCCAAGTTCTTTAGTGAGTCCATTTCTGTTTCTTAATTCAAAAGAAATATCCGCACCATAATGCTTGTAATTATTCCAATTATTATATGTCATTAGACCATTTGTTATTCCATAATTTTGACTATTATTTGACCTGACGTTATCCATAAAGGAACTGGAATTATCATACACGTATAAATTACTAGCTCTTTGAACTGTCAATCCACTATATGAACCAAAATACTTGTAAGTTGTATCTGTCGCGGATTCGGTTGATCGTGCGAATACAGCATTTGGATACTTATTGTTATAAACAACAAGATTATGGGATGCATTATAGATCGACGATGTAGTTATATACTTGTCAGCATAATTAATAGACATTTCTTCTGTATTTATACCAAAATAATTATTGAATGGATTAATTGTAACATGTGATGTATTATTGTAGTCATTAATCAACGACAATTTACCTTCCATCCTGGTGTCTCCATTTATATTTACATGATTACCGATATGATTACTGTAGTTCATATAGAATGAATATACAAATGTAACACCGCTTCTTTTAATTAGATAATACATTGAACGATAGTACGTTGAACCTACTTTATAAACAACCATACCCACGTCATCTGTCTTCGCACGAACACCAATTATATCATATTCATATTGTTTCAATAATTCTTCAACGAATGCCATAGGGTGTTCACGCCCATTGGCGTAGGTTAAGCTAGCTATTTGTTCACTTATAATAGATGCCTCAAGATTATTTGGTACTATCCGACTATAATTTACTGCACTGTTTACATTATTATTAGAAAGGTCTTCTCTTATTTGTGTTATACTATTAACTTTCGAGATTGTCGGGTCCGTATTATCATATATAATATATACATTAATATCATCGAGAATTGAATTTGTTGTAATGGCATCCACAGCCGTTTTATTCTCGTTTACATTACGAACATTGACTTCATTTCCACTGTTATCTCTTATTATATTTGTCACATTATTTATTTTTTTTACATAATTCATGAACCGGGTCTGCTTTCGTGTATATTCTATTACATTAGTCATACTTGCTGTATAAGTCGGATCTATGTTATAATCATTAACTTTAGTTTCAAAAGATATCATAAGAGTAGGCTTCATTGTCCCGTCACTAACTCTGTCAATTATTCTATAATAATCAATTGTAATCCCGTCTGTAAAAGTATTGGATGTTGTACATATAGCCTTATTGTATAACAAATAATCATCTAGAACTTGTTGGAACGATGGTAATATATTTGTTTCTATATGTTCACGTATAGACGGATACCTATTCATAATCTCGTTATAAGTGAGACCGTTCCAAGATACATCTTTACCATAATAAAATAGTTTCAAATCTTTCGCATCAAATTTACCGGTCGTTGCATTAGGTTCTGGAAATTCATGTAAATAAAAATAAGACTTGTTGTCTGGGTTCTCATTAATATATTCAATTAGTTTTTTTCTCATTTGATTATTTGAACGAAATCGTCCGTATTCTATCACTTCGTTTAGTATATATAAATCATTTGATGTATTATAATCCATTTTCACTATGTTAGATAGTGTTGTATCCGTTATATCCAATACAGTGGTTGGAACCTTTCCGAGTCCTAGTTTTAGTTTACTTGTATTTGTTTTATTATACACATCTATGGTAAATAATGGACCAGTTGTTGTATCATCGTCGACATTCACATAAAAATTTCCATCAACATACGCATCTCCATTGATTGTCATACCTTTAACAATGATACTTTCTACATCTATATTAGAAGTAATACGATATACATTATACAAGCTAGGATCAGTTGTGTTTACAATTTTTGTGTTATCTTTTGATACTTTGATATATCGTATAATTGACAGTTTCGTCACACCATTTACAACGTATTCAACCAAATAATTATAATTGAATGTAATTTCCGTATAAGTTTGTATAAATGAAGTATACATATTTGTATACACATCGTTAAGAGTAGCATTTGTACCTGATATTATTATGTTGTCAAATGATTGGTTATTCCAATTTGTATTTACTTCATCACATACTACCTTACTATCAGTAATGTTATCAACTGTTATATAAGAGTTACTATTGAATCTATTTGGAAATAAGTTATCACCCGATATTATTTCAGATATCGTCTTTGTTCCTCTAATTATCTCAGTGAGATATTTTTTAAATATTACGGTCGAATAATTAACTAATTCACTAGTGCCATTAATTTCATCTGTTATTTCAAAATATTTTGAACGATATGACAAATCATTGATATAATTATCTGTATTTAAATACGAACATGTCATCAACGCAGATGGTCTTGTTTGATCATTTCTATATAATATTTCTATATTGATAACATACATGTTCGACTCATCTTTATCTGTCAAGTTCGCATAAATCGTATATTTTTCATCTTGTGCTATTGATGTATATTGGGTATATTCATAGAGCTGCCAAATATTGTTTAGGTAATTTCTTATCTTATTATGTGAATCATCATTAAACCCAAATTCTTGTGTCATTTTTTGTAATTCATCTACGTTCGCGGACGCTAGGAACGTATTAGCTGTTATCACAAGTTGTTCTAATACTAAAATACGGGCACTGTCAGTATTTATTTGTGTTTCCCATATAGTTGCACGGTTATTATAAAAATGATTAGCAACCCCTCTAGCACTCGATATCCAGCCAGTAAAACCACCAATCTGGTCATAAAACCTGGTATGATATTTTCCACCTGATTGTAGGTCTGGATGAAAATATCCAATTTGGACACCTAGCATATGGTGGTCACCCATCCCACTGTGGTATATACCTGTCATCCCGTCTCTCAGTTTGGAGAGATAATCTACATTAGGTCGTTTGACTGCTAACTCTGTAGTTGCATTAGTTCTTGTATTTTCTGCCGCCTGAATTTGCGGACTGCTGGTGACAGGTCTATCAAAAATAAATTGTGTAGTTTTATTACGTAACTGCGATTTTTCATTATTTAGACCCTCTATTCTTCTTACAATCCATGGTAAATAGGTAGTCCGTATATATGTTAATACAGAGGTATTGTTTACATTTACTATTAAATTCGTACTATCTATACTATTTACCGATATATTTGCCGCATAGTTATACATTGTTAATAAACTCGTTTTATCATCATTTGTAACCGGGTCATTCCCAGTAACTACTGTTAATGTAGCTGCCAGTTTATCTATATATTGGGTTTTAAATGTTTCAATATTTGTAGTATCTGCCAGTAAATTAGTATATGTGCTTACTTGATCGGTTGTTATAGTTTTAAATAATTCGTCTCCCATGATTATACCAATGACTGATTCTTTAGTAGAGGATACTACATTTCGGCTTACATCATCACTATTTACATCAGTTGTATATGTAACAACATTATGTTGATTGATTAAGATATAGTTCAAGATTGTCTGTTCCTTTTCTAATGTTAATAACTGCCCATTAATGGTAGTTGTCCGTGTATGATTTTGTGTAATTGTGTTTGACCTTACATTTAATTCAGCAAATGTAACTAACCTTAACTTTAATACCTCATATTCTGCTTGTAACCTTGTAATTTCAGCTGATAGACTGGTCGTATTACTGTTTACTACATCAATCAATGCCTGGCATACTTCACTGCCACTATCATATTCATCTGAATCTGTATCTAGATTGTTTGCGGCATCCCCTATAATATCACTTTGTCCTTTCGCAATACTAACCCAATCTATATTTTGGATAGTAGATATAATTGTTTCAGCAACAACTTCGGCTATAAAACTTCCTACCATCGCACCACCTGCTACTATAGCAACCACATCGAGTACTACCATTGCTATGACTAAAAACAATTCTAGTCTTTCATAATATGCCATTTCCTCCAGTAATACGCGCACATTTTTATAATTTGCGTATATTTTTGCATTAGCTTCGGCAATTTTGGTTACAATGCGTTCCATTTCTAATGCTACGAAGGGACCTTCTATTCTGGCTGTAAATATGTTCATTCTGGCTGCTCTGTCAATTTGTAATGGTGGAATTGCCACTGTTTTATACTGTCTTAGTGGAATATTAACTACAATGTCGTTACTATTTACATTTGTTATATTATTAGACATAATATCATTCACGTTACCTGTATTTATATTATTCGCATAAACAGTATTTCTTTTAATAACCTCCGCAACGTCATTTATAAACGTGGTTAGCTTAGGTCGAGACAAGTTATTTATATCTAAATAACTATTGGTTTCATACGACGGCTGGTTGATACCGACCTTTGTAAAAAAGTTAGTGGTATTCTTTATAGGGTCTATTCTCATAAGTTCGTTGCCTGTAATATTTTTTACTATTAACTCGCCATTTATTTCTACATCTGAATTTAAAATAGTTGCTGGAAATAGATTATTATATTGCGTTTCTTTTGTTTGAAATGAATATTCTTTTGTGGTTGTTCCGTCGTTATTAATACGGTTTACAACAATTATATTTATCACAACCATATATTTATCGTCTCCTAATTCTTCGACGGATACAATCCTCTGCCCATCAACCAATGATTTTATTTCAAATTGGCTATTTATAGAGGAAATAAGTCTAAATATATAGGCTGGATAGTCTACATTAGTATGTTCTGGTAAATTACATTCACTAATTAGCTTTCCATCCCATATAGGATTTCTATACGATGATATACATTTTAATGTGGCATATTCACTTTTTAATCCAAGTTGCCATCTGTTATCATTGATTGTAAAATTAAAGTTATTGACCCCGTTAATTGTGTTAAATGTATTTGCTAAGATTGTTATTAAATTAGAATCAATTATATTTCTGCGAATTGGATAATATTCAACCAAGTCAAATAAATTAAAACGACTAGATATAGCAATATATTGTTTTCTTTCATTTGTATTGAACCTTGAGTTTGGATTATTAGATCGTTCTGTTTGAATATTCGCTGCATTCGTTCTATCGGCAGTAGTAGGAACGCTGTGGAAAGAGCTATTAATATTTAATGTACGAGTGGATTCATTTCTCATATATGGGCGAGGAATAATTAACGTGGCGTAAAATATTAATCCTGTGATTGTGTTAAAATTATCACGAGTTACAATAAATCCAGATGACATTTTTCTCTCTAGTATATCAGTTCTATTACTAGCAAAGCTAGATAACATTTTAGAATGAATGATCGTTTCTAATCCAAAATCGCGCACATATTCATATAATGGTTTATTCTCTACTAGAAAATTCTGCCTGGTATTGTCGGCTGTTGCTAACTCAATTAAAGTTTTATTATTAAAACTACTTGTAAATACTAAACTTTCGTTTAAACCATAAGAAGAAAATAATATTTTGCGTGTTTCTATACCTTGACTCGTTATGTATGTTTCATTTGAATTACGTGGTTTAAGTGGATAGGATACATCAGATGTAATCGTTGTTTCACCACTATTTGCGGTATTTGTACTATATGGTGTTTGTAATTCGAATATGTTAACAACTTCATTATTAGAAAAAAAACCTCTGTATCCATTTTCTAATGAATTGGACAAATTATTTTGCGAGAAAGCATCAAACTCGGTGTTATCAAATGCGTTATATACTATGTTTTCCGCGCTGTAAACACTTCGAAGCATATCATTTATTCTTACATAAATGTCTTTCGTAACCATATTTGTAAGTAATGTAGTTATTGCAGAAGTATTTTGCTTTTCTCTAATTAAAGTAGGAAACTGATTATTATAGGCGTTAAGTAATCGGGTTGAATTATTTATGGTAGATGTATTACTTCTTGTTGTAATATAAGACAATAAACTATCATTATTTCTATAAGAAGATGAACCATACTTATTTAAATTAGGATAATCCCTAATATGTTGTATATCATTACACCATATCTTATTCGTGCCTAATAGTGGCAAAGCAGTCTCACGTAAAGGTTCCAATGTAGACTCCGCCATATATATATATATATATATATATATATATATATATATATAAGTAAATATTCAAAAGCGTAAAAGTAAATATTCAAAGGCGTAAAAGTAAATATTCAATATCATTGGTAATTTACATGTTCAATGGTGTAAATTATCAATTATGTAAGGTCTCTTGTGTATTTACACATTTAACAGGTAATTATATGTATCATACGGAGCATTCTAATACATGAGAACCGTAATAATTTACTCTAATATCCGGAGAAGAAAATGGTATGCTATTGGGTGTTTTTGGAATATCTATTTTTTTATTGTCATATAAACCTCCACAGAATTCAGCAGGCGAGCATTGACCGTTATTAGGTGTTGCCCAATATCTTACATTATTTGTATGTTGTTCATATGAAGAACCAAAAATAGGGTAATATGTTGAGTTTTCAGCATATGTATTTTTTGAAACACCCATATTCTTTTTAAATGGATATTCATGTAGTAAAGGTACGTCTTCACTTATAGGATAAATTCCAGGCGTCAAGCCAACAAATCCTTCTATATTATTCTGTACAAATGGGACACTGATTATGGCAAATAATAATGCTAAAACTAAAAATATTATTTTATTAGACATAAAACTTGCGGTCATATATAAAATGAAAACATTTTATTTTATATATTTTGGAATATTGGAATGTCGGAATATTAGAATGTCGGAATATTGAAATGTCATATCTATCAGTTAGGAAATACGGAATTTATTGCTTTACAAGTCCCACCATCAAACGTTGCCATATATTTTACCTCGTTTGGCATAGTATGTTCAATACTCTCATAATAAAATTCCCACGATAAATGACCAGTTGTTGCTCCACTTTTCATACATTCATAAATATTCCCTTCAAATTGTGCGTACGCACCTCTATTTATTGACGAATTTTGTGGGAATATATTGATAGGTATATTTCCATATCCACCTAAACGGTTGGCCAATATATGTCCAGCATCACAATTTTCATTACCATCATCTTCTAACATACGCGAATATTTTTGTGTACAACTGGTAGTTTCAGTTCCATGATCTAATGAATCGGGTGTAATTGTTCCAAATGCTGATATTACGACTTCATAATTAGTATGATTTTTATACATATATTGTATTTCAGCATTTCCATTTCCCATAACGATAGTATTACTACCTTCCGTTGGACACTGAACTGTAGTACATACACAGCTGCTTGGTTGTACTAAATATGGCGGTATACATAATAACAATAGACGCAATAATTTCATAGTATAGTATAGTATATTATAGTATATTATATTATATTATATTATATTATATTGTATGATATTATATTATAGTATATTGTATGATATTATATTGTATGATATTATAGTATATTATAGTATATTATAGTATATTATAGTATATTATATTATATTATATTATATTATATTATGTTTTGATGTAACGTATACATTATCTTCGAAAAAGGTTTAAAATTAAATGCTCTTAATTTATCAATGACTTCATTCATCGAAGAAGATCAAGAGATGCGTGTTTTAAAACGCAATGGAAAATATGAAAATATTGGGTTTGATAAGATATTGAAACGCGTAAAAGGTATTGGACAAGAATGTGGCATTAAATTAAATTATACTACATTTGTTATGAAAGTGATAGACCAATTATATGATGGCATTCCTACTGCTAAGATAGACGAATTGACAGCAGAACAATGTGCTTCCTTAAGCATTCAGCATCCTGATTATAATATCTTGGCAGGACGGCTTATTGTTTCGAACCACCACAAAAATACAAACAGTTCCTTTTTTTCAGTTATGAAAAAATTGTATAATTTCAAAGATGTCCATCATAAACCATACCCATTATTGAATAACAGCTTTTTTGAAATAGTGGAGAAGCATAAAGATGAATTAGACAAAATGATTGACCATGAACGAGATTATTTGATTGATTATTTTGGATTTAAAACACTAGAACGTTCTTACTTGATGAAAATAGGAGGTATAGTTGTAGAACGTCCTCAGTATGTATGGTTAAGAGTGGCACTCGCTATACATGGCGATAATATGGAAAAGGTTCGAACAAGTTATGATTTAATGTCGCAAAAATATTTTACTCACGCAACACCCACTCTTTTCAATGCTGGAACCCCTAACCAACAACTTAGTTCATGTTATTTGTTAGCTTTGGAAGACGACAGTATAACCGGTATTTATAATACGTTAGCAGATTGTGCTCAAATTTCCAAATATTCAGGTGGTATTGGCTTACATATTCATAACGTTCGTGCCACTGGAAGTCATATTCGCGGAACAAATGGAAAAACGGATGGTATAGTGCCAATGTTGAAAGTTTACAATGCGACCGCTCGCTACGTAAGTCAAGGAGGGAAAAGGGGCGGAAGTTTTGCTATTTACCTTGAGCCTTGGCATGCGGATATAGACAATTTTCTCGAGATGAAGAAAAATCATGGCGACGAAGAGATGAAGGCACGTGACCTGTTTTACGCTCTTTGGATACCTGATTTGTTTATGGAACGAGTGAAGACAAATGGAGATTGGACGTTAATGTGTCCTGACCAATGCCCAGGTCTGTCTGACGTCTATGGAGATGAGTTTGTTGAATTATATACGAAATACGAAGCGGAAGGAAAAGGGCGAAAAACAGTTGGAGCGAGAGAGTTATGGTTTAAAATTCTAGATAGTCAAATGGAAACAGGTACTCCTTATTTGCTATATAAAGACGCAGCAAATGAAAAATCCAATCAGAAAAATATTGGTACGATTAAATCATCGAATTTATGTACAGAAATAATGGAATATAGTGATGATAAGGAGACTGCTGTATGTAATTTGGCAAGTATCGGATTATCCAAATTTGTAAAAGAGGATAAAACGTTTGATTATGATAAATTACATGAAGTGACAAAGGTGGTGGCTGAAAATTTGGACAAGGTCATCGACATTAATTTTTATCCGACTGATAATACGAAACGAAGTAATATGAGACATCGACCGGTTGGAACCGGCGTTCAAGGTTTGGCAGACGTGTTTGCCCTAATGGATATTCCATTTCATAGCGAATCCGCCAAAACAGTAAATATACTCATCTTTGAAACTATTTATCACGCCGCTTTGGAAAAATCGATGGAAATCGCTAGAGATAGGCATGTTCTTATCCAACAAGCCAAGGCGGACGGTAAATATGTTGAAACAGGTGTTCTCTCGATGTTAAACAAATACGAATTACATCTTGAGCAAAAGGAATTTAGTGGGGCTTATAGCACATTCGAAGGCTCACCCTTATCGCAGGGCATATTACAATTTGATATGTGGTCCGTGAAACCATCAGATAGATATGATTGGCCCGAATTGCGCAAAAATATTATTCAATATGGTGTTCGCAACTCGCTTTCGGTGGCTCCTATGCCGACTGCTAGTACCGCGCAAATATTAGGTAACAATGAATGTTTTGAACCATTTACAAGTAATATTTATACAAGACGAACACTCGCAGGAGAATTCATCATTGTAAATAAATATTTAATGAAAGAACTTATTGATTTAAAATTATGGAACGAAGATTTGAAAAACAACATTATTGCGAACAATGGCAGCGTTCAACATATAGACGGAATTCCACAACCTATTAAGGATAAATACAAGATTGTATGGGAAATTCCGATGAAGCATATTATTGACATGTCAAGAGACCGTGGTGCGTTTATTTGTCAAAGTCAAAGTTTAAATCTATGGGTCGAAGAACCTACTTATAAAACATTGACATCTATGCACTTTTATTCTTGGGAAGCAGGGTTAAAGACGGGTATGTATTATCTTCGTCGTAAAGCAAAACATCAGGCTCAACAATTTACCATTGAACCTGAAAAAAAAACCAGTGTTACAGAAGAACATGAAGTGTGTGAAATGTGCTCTGCTTAGAATATTACATCAGGTTTGTTTTGTTTTGTTTTGTTTTGTTTTGTTTTGTTTTGTTTTGTTTTGTTTTGTTTTGTTTTGTTTTGTTTTTTTTTGTTTTGTTTTGTTTTGTTTTGTTTTGTTTTGTTTTGTTTTGTTTTGTTTTTTGTGATTTCTAATGAGCATCCCTCAACATTAGACGGATCGTTCGATTTATTCGCGTAATGTCTTGTTTTAGTTCAAGCTGAATAAAACATCGCATACAAATGAGTATATCAATAAGAGCATTGTGTGTATTTTTTGGAACTTGTTGGAATAGCTCATTGTGTAATTCACTTAGAGTTGGATATTTGAAATACTTGTCTCCGTTTTGTCCAATGCGTTCTATTTTACACACGTCTATACTGTTCTTCATAGTGCAATACGTTTCATTGATGTTCATTTTTATTTTGTTTCGAACACCTTCGACAATTACCATTCGCTTATCAAATGACACATTATGCCCGACTAGTAAATCACTTTTATCAGCGAATGCGTTAAACTTTTTCAATGCGTCTTGAATTGTTATTCCCTTGCTATCCAGTATTTCTCTCGAAATATTATGAATTTTTTGACTTTCAGGAGTTATATTAATATTCGCATCTATATTAATATAATCATCTTCCACTGTAAGTATTTCGTTCGTCTCGATGTCATAAACGATATAGGACAATTGAATAATATGAGGCCATTTTTGCGTGTCATAAATACTAGGATTCCTCCCCTCGGGTAATCCGGTTGTTTCTGTGTCAAATATTAGTACTTTCATATTTGATTCTTATTAAGTTACAATATCATAAATATAAAAAAAAACTTCAATTTTAAATCTTCAATTGTGTAAATAAATGTTTGATATTCCAATGCGCAAATAGATGTAATTATGTATAATACATAACATAGCAGTTTTAACAATAATCTTTACAAATGCCATATGATTTGCGATGCCATTTACTAATACCGAATTCTTTAATTCCATCTAAATGTAATTTTGTACCATACCCTTTGTTCTTATGAATACTATATCTCTCTTTTAATTCAGGATGTTCTTCACATAATTCTTCAACATATTTATCACGCTCCGTTTTGGCTAAGATTGAAGCTGCCGCTATTGCGCAATATTTATTATCACCTCCCTCAATACAAACATGTTTAACTTGTGTAAATTCATCATCGTGGAACCTCATATAGGGTTTAAAATCATTTCCATCTATTAGCAATAAATATTCGCGTTTATTTTGACTGTTATTGTTACCATTATTCTTAATGATACCGTTACTGTTATTGACGTCCTGACCCGAGTATGTATTCTCTATAACATTTTTAATACTACTATGCATACTAGATAGTACAGATTGACGAATATTAATTTTATCAACTACCGTTTCATCATTATAAGTAACACTCCAAGCTAGAGCGTGATTTTTTATATGTTCAGCTACCTCTAAAATCCGTTTGCTACTACTGAATTTCTTACTATCCTTCATTTTATCATATTCAAATATATCATCTTTAGGTAAGATGACTGCCGCGGTATAAACACGACCAAATAGAGGTCCGCGTCCTGCTTCGTCTACACCTATCTCCAAGGTTTCATTATTTTCTGCTTCATTGTAAAACTTGATTAGTGGTTCTTGTTTTATTCTAGGCATGAAATCCCAATTATCGTTGTAATCAATATCAATCCAATAATAATTATAATCAATTTTTAAATTTTCTTAAACTATAATATAGAATGAAGCTCGAAAAAATCCACTTGTTTATTATTTTATTATTAGTATTAGTATTTTCAAGATTTTTAGGCTACTTTGTTCGTGAAGGTATGTCTAACAATAATCAAGATGCTATATTAAACACTCAAGTCACTGCCAGTAGCGCTCTTCCAAAGGGTATTCCGTCTTATGAAATTCCTCCTGGCCAAGAAGACATGTATATTTTAAAATCAGAAGTAGTGCCTCCAGTTTGTCCGGTTTGTCCTCAAGCGTCAGCTTGTCCAAGACAAGAGAAATGCCCTCCTTGCCCAGCATGTGCCAGATGTCCTGAACCAGCATTCGAGTGTAAGAAAGTACCCAATTATGCTAGCTCAAATAATAATTACCTTCCTCGTCCGGTTTTAGCAGATTTTAGTCAATTTGGAATGTAATTTCATTGTGAATAAAAATATCATTTTAGGGTGAATAAAAATATCATTTTAGGGTGAATAAAAATATCATTTATTGTCAGTAACAAATGATATGTTTAGAAGAGATCTTTGTCTCCTCTGTCATCTATAGAGTGAGGACGATTACCTTGTTTTTTTACACTTTTCGTCAATTTGAAATGTTTCACATTTTTCTTCCTTAGGAACAATCTTAATAATACATTTTGCCTTTTTACCATATAATGGTTCTGTACAACCCTTCTCCTTCTCCTTCTTATTTTTACGTGTTTTGTTAAATGTAAACATGTTGGGCTTTTCTTCTACACACCTAGCTCTAAAATGCTCGTATCTTTCTCTCACATCGCAATAACTAAGTCCAGATGTTTTGCCTAAATTCTTATTGATACGTTCATGAAGCTGATATACATATCTAGAAAAATTATTTCTATTTTTCATACATTCCATGGTTAATGGAAATGCCTTATAATTTTTTTTTAAATTCTCTCTACAATATTTACACGGTAACACATTTACTAAATGTAGCATATATTCTCTATAATGTTGTTTGTCATCAGTGGTGGGATTTACTGGATAGTTGAAACTCATTGTATGTAAGAAATGCCATTGAGCTGGCCCCCAAACACTAACAAGCATACCGTCTCCGTCGCTAAAATCTTTTCTTGTAAAGACACGCTTAGTCTGACTCGGTTTGTTTATTCTATTTGACCTTGTCTTTGTATTTGACCTTGTCTTTGTATTTGATTTTACATTTATTGTTTTCATCGTATTACATTATTTAGAGAAAAAACTTTACGCACATATAGTAATGAAAGACACTTATCAAAAAATATACCAAGGATTTTGCGATAATACAAAAAAGACATTTTACATAAACGCGCTTGTCATAGCACTTATATTTCTCTTTATGATGAGACCAGTCGAAACATCGGGTGGGTATACCGACTCAATTGTACATGTTGTCATTATATTTTTACTGTCGTATTCGCTATACATAAATATAGTTTCGTCACAATCTCTTTGGAACATAGATAGTATTTTTGTAAATCCTAGTTTAGCAATAGTTAGAAATAATTTCATATTGAATAGTATTTTCTCTCTGTCTATCTTTGTATTTATAGTCTATTTACTAGATGGACTGTTTAGACATCCATAGACATCCATAGACACTCAGTATACTTGTCCTATACTACTCTTACTATTTACTCTAACAAAATAACTATCTGTCGATGTCTTTTGATATTTAGCAACGCTATTCGTTATTACAATTAATGTTTTATATATAAAAATATATATATAAAATGTTGGAAGAGATTCAATCAGGAGCCTATAATTTACTTACAAATACACGTTTTTGGATGATACTACTTGTTATTATTTTCTTCTTAATTGTTGCTGGTTATGTTTATAATAAATATGTTACACCAATGGTAGACAAAAAATACGTTGCCAACAGCGAATTTTATAAAGACGACAAGCAAACGGATGGTGCTAGTAAAGAGGTTGAATTAATTATTTTCACTGTAGAATGGTGTCCTCATAGCAAAAAGGCTATACCTATATGGAATCAATTAAAGGAGGAATATGGTGATAAACCATATAATGGGTATAAAATAATATTCCAACAATTCGACGGTGAAGAACATCCTGAATTGGCAGATAAGTATAAAGTAGAAGGTTTTCCTACTATTAAATTAATCAAGGGTTCTCAAGTAATTGAGTATGACGCTAAACCATCGTTGGTACATCTAAAAGAATTTTTAAATAGCACATTATCCTAGACGTTCGAAACACTAGACGCACTCAATTCCTTTTCATAATGTAAAAATAAATCAGCAAACGTCTTTCCGTCGTGTATAAGCTCTTTCATATTTTCTACTTTGGTTAAATATTCAAACCAGGTTGAATAATCGGCTAGCTTTTTATCACATATACATTTTAACTCATAACGGATTGGTTTGGGCGACGATTGTAATTGAACATATGTAATTATTTTATTCATTGATGCCTGTAAATATTGAAAAATATTCATTTCACTATTTATTATTTCTTGTTCATTGCTCCACTTATTCTTTATACCTAATATTTCATCTTCACTACACTTTTCGTTGTTTAAACATTCAGTAATTGGATAATTATCGAATAATCCTCCATCTACATAACACTTGTCATCTTGTATTATCGGTTTGAATAATATCGGAACGGCACTAGTCATTTCTAACGCCCGTATCAATGATAATTCAGGATATGTTGTATGGTTTAAATCTACTTTAACAAAAGAATTCATCTCCGAAGTGAAACAATGGAAGTCTATTTGGTTATATTCATAAAATTCATTTAACGTGATATCCACTGATAAATCTTTTGCTGTGAGTAATGGTTCTAACATTTCCTTCACCATGCTAAACTGAAACATTCCTTTATTAGAATACAAGTCAAATAAATTATCTGGGGCGACTTTGAATACTTTTTCCCAAGGACGCTTTAAAAAATAGTCATCCAATGTTTTCCAATCATATTTTAACGATATAATTACGCCAATTATAGCACCGATAGACGTTCCATATATAGATTTAATATTCTCTATATTTATAAATTGTTGTTCAAATAAATGCTTCAAAGCACCATAATATAATAGTCCTGTAGGACCACCGCCACTTATAACCAAATGTTTAATCATAAATATTTACTTGATACATATGATTATTGACATCTTATTAAGTATTTTTAATATGTAATTACATTACAAATATTTCGTCAGTTCGTTATATTCACTAAAATAACATTTACGAAAGGCGTGTTGTATACTTCCAATTATGGACAAAATACCAAAAGTATACAAATATAGTTTTGTATGTCCTTCTATACAAACTTTTGATGGTCTTAAATGGTTATATAAATATACCAATAATATTCCTATACAGAAGATAAATGTAGTGTGTAATAAATCTGCAAGCATGTCAACGAGTTCAAGATATTGTGAATACTTAGTTGGATCATAAAATTTAATTACGAAATAGCTAAATAATGAAAGTATCCATAAAATTTTTACAACTAATATAAACATTAGTAACATGGTTAACTTGGTATCTTTTATTTCGGCCATTTTGTTTTAACTTATACATTTCCGCTAGATATTTATTTTTCAGACTATATTTAGGTTTTTGTAATGTTGTAAACAAAACGTATTTTCTATTTTATTTTTTTCTATTTACAAAATAATATGAATATTTTTACATTATCTGACGAGAATGATTTAACAGATAAAATTAATTTGGACGATTTATTTGAAAAGAAGAGAGAAATTGCTGAAAGCAAGTTGATATTATACAATAAAATTTTAAACCGCATACATAATAAAATTAAAATAACCTCTAATCAAAATAGAGGTAAAGAACAGTTTATATGGTATATTATCCCTGAAATTATGATTGGGGTTTCTAGATATGATGTTGCTGAATGCACCGGATATATTATACGGAAATTACGTGAAAACGATTTAGTGGTTCGTTATACACATCCTAATCTTGTATTTATCAGTTGGGCGCATTGGATACCAGGCTATGTGCGTCAAGAGTATAAAAAACAAACTGGTAAAGTGATTGATGGCCATGGCAATACTAGTGACAATAATCCACAAATTGAAAATACAACCATTATCAACGTCGATGATACACTTTTAAACAATAATGGAATGAATATTGTTATTAGAAAAGACAAAGACAAAGACAAAGACAAAGACAAAGACAAAGACAAAGACAAAGATAAAGATTACAACTCGACCAAGAATTACAAACCAATGGGTATCTATAATAATGATATCTTACAAAGAATACAGAATAAATTCACATAAACATCCTATTTTTGCGCCGATATAAATTATCCTCCAAAAAGGACAAACGTGTAAATAAACCACGTATTTCCGCTTTTAGGGGCATCGTTTTTATGTAGGTAAAATGTAACTACATACTTTTTTTGTCTTTTTCAGAAACAGGTAGGTTATGTAAGTCCATGTAGGTAGTCCCCTACATATGTAGGGAAGGTTTTGAAGAGAAAAACCGGTGTCTGCTTTTGATGAATGTAGCAAAGTCACTTTTTTCGTGTTTTTCAATTTGATTTTCGATTTTAAAAAATTACACACAGTATTTTTGTGTGTTTTTTTTATTTTTGAAAATAGGATTGGAAAAAGCGTGAAAATGCGTTTTAGAGCATAATGCTCTCGTTTTCGTTTTGGACTGGAAATATTTGTTATGCCATTTTTTTTGGTTTTCTGTGTTTTTTATGCGAAAGTATTTAGGCGTTTTTTATATTTCCTATATATATGAAATTATGGAAATAAATAATGTACTAAAAAACGCGGAATTATTTTATTGTGAAAAATGTGATTTTATATGTAGTAAAAAAAGTGATTGGACCAGACATATTATGAGACTTAAACACAATAAGGAAATATATGGAAACAATGGAAATGAAAAAAACGCAATCATTTACAAATGTAATAAGTGTTGTAAAGAATTCAAAACAAATTCTGGATTGTGGAAACATCAAAAAAAATGTGATGTGTGTCTATCAACCTATAACACAAAAAATAAAACGAATACGGCTACAACTATTGACAAAACTGATATAACACATAAGTTAGTAGAGCTAATTATGACAAAAAATCAAGAGTTTATGGCAGAACTAGTATCACAAATAAATAATTCTATGTCAAGTATAACAACAACGAACAAAGATGTCATGGAAAAAATGATGGAAATAATGCCAGCATTAGGTAGTATAACAAACAATACGACGAATACAAACAGTCATAACACTACTAACAATCAGTTTAATATTCAAATGTTTTTGAATGAGCATTGTAAGAATGCCATGAACTTGACAGATTTTATAGAATCATTACCTATTACGGCAGCAACATATGATAGCACAATTGAAAATGGCTTAACTAAAACAGTCACACATATGATAACGAATGGCCTAAGTAAGCTAGATATATTAGAAAGACCCATACATTGTACGGATGCTACGAGAAAAACGCTTTACGTAAAGGAATCGAATGTATGGGAAAAAGATACAGAATTGTTGAAAGTAGTAGCAGGTATAACAAATCTAATAAGAAAGAAAAGAACATTGATTAGTAAATGGAAAGAAGCGAATGATGGATGGGATACGATAGAGAGAAAACAAATAAAATTCACAGAACTGGTTTGTAATATCATGACGGACATAGAATACGATGAAAAGGAAACAGGAAAAGTTGTCAGGTCAATAAGTAAAACTGTATACTTGGATAGTGAAGACAAGAAAAAGTATATATGCTGAATAAATATGTTTACATAAGAACGAAAATATATTTATTGTGTCTGGTGAATTATCCTCCAAAAACGACAAATCCATATAAAAAATACGCATTTTTACTTTTCTGGACATTGATTAACCTGTTTATTTTACCCTACATGACCTAGCTATATTTATTATAGTTGTTATCCATTCTTTTTTATGTAGACATCCCCTACATATGTAGGGGATGTTTTTACACCTTTTTACATTTCAAACGCCGATTTTGTCTAAAATGTAAATTGTATTTTATTGAAATAATTTAGGAATAACTAATTTAGTTATTTTTTAGTTAAACAATATAAAATAATATTTGTATATATTATAATAACTAAAATGGTTAATTATAGTTGCGACAAATGTTATAAAACTTTTACCCAAAAATCACATTATACTCAACATCAAAAACGGAAAAAATATGTGCGAAAATAATGCCGATAAAATTAAGGTCTTAATTGATAAAGCAGTTGAAGACAAACTTAATACTATATTACCTGATAATACACTTATAAATAAAGAAAAAATTGAATTAAATATGATAAATAATAATAATGTAATAAACCAACAAACTACACCTAATATGGAAACTAAACAAACAAAAGGATTAAATCGTAATAATATTGATAAATATTATACAAAGGATATTGTTGTTGAGTTATGTTTAAATAACGTTAAAAAATATATACAAATAAATCCTGATGAATTGATTATAGAACCAAGTGCTGGTAATGGTTCTTTTATTACAGGTATTAAATCAATAACGAGTAATTTTAAATTCTATGATTTAGAACCAGATAATGATGAAATAATAAAACAAGATTATTTACTATATGACTATGATATTATTAAGGAAACTTTTAGTAAAATACATATAATAGGCAATCCTCCATTTGGTCGTCAATCTTCATTAGCAATTAAATTTATAAAAAAATCTTGTGAATTTTGTGATAGTGTTTCATTTATATTACCTAAAAGTTTCAAAAAAGATAGTTTAAAAAAAACATTTCCATTAAATTTTCATCTTATATTTGAAATAGATTTACCAGACAAATCATTTTTAGTAGATGGTGTAGAACATAATGTTCCTTGTATATTTCAAATTTGGGAAAAAAAACCGACTAATAGAGTTGTAAATGAAAAATTAGAACC